TTATTGAGCCAGTATTTTACTCATATCGTAGACCTGTGCAGACAGTTCCTGTTGGGATAAATGAGCATAAATATTGAGCGTAATTTTAATATCACTGTGACCCATTTGCATTTGTAGTGCTTTGACGTTGATATTATTTGCAACTTGAATTGATGCGAACGTATGGCGCAACCCGTGAACTGTAATTGTGGGTAAGTCTGTTTCACCTATCAAGGCTTCGAGCCAATGGTTAGGTGTCATCACTGACATGATTTGGCCTTTCTGGTTGGTAAAGATAAGATCTTTAGCCCGCGGGATGACTACTAACGACTTGCGATACTTTTTAAGCCGGTCGATTGTTGAGCTATTTAGTGAAAGTGTGCGATAGGCATTTCTAGTTTTAGGTGTTGATATTATCTGGTGGTTATCAATTGAACGGGAGATAGTTTTATTAATAGTTACCAGCCCATTCTTCAAATCAATATCAGACCATGTTAACGCAAGTGCTTCACCTTTCCGCATACCTGTGGTAGCAAGTAAATAAAACAGTGCACTACGGTCATATCGTGGTTGTGTTCTGTGTCCGTCGGTAGCATCAACAACTGATAGAAATGTAGCCAATTGCTCAGCAGTCCAAAAATTATCAGCTGCTTTATCCTTTGAATAGTCAACGGAAACTTTTGGAACGTCAACTAATTTCATTGGGTTATTAGTAATAACACCCATTTTTTGAGCTGTCCGGAAAACTAGTGCTGCATATTGGGCTAGCTTATTGAATTGCTTAACGCTCTCACGCCACTTTAAAGCTTCTTCTTGGCACTTTTGCCATGTAATCGTATTAATCCTCATGCCACCGAAAGAAGGCGTTATATGGTGCTTAAAGATGCCCTCAACGCGATTCAAAGTACTTTCTTTTACGCCTAGCTTGTAAGTCTTTAGCCATACTTCGTAAACTTCATCGAAAGTAGGATTATCCATAATAGCAGCCGGATTGTTTTTACGATGATCAAATTCAACTTTGGCGCGATCAAATGCTAACTTAGCAGCCTTACTACTACTAAAACCCCCATGGTGATAGGTTTTAGTTTTGGTGTTACCGTTAATATCAGTATACTTTCCAAGGTAGCCACGAACGTCATACATGCGTTTGCTACCAATCATTTTATGTGTAATTTTCATTTTATTTTTTCCTCCATATTGACTATGCGAGGGGCCAAATTATTGGAAAAAATATTGCAAGCAACACCACCTTTTTAGTTATAGTCAATTATATAGATAACAGTAGTGTTAATTAGTCAGTTTGCCTGTTAGTTGCAACTTAAACGAGCACTCTCAAAACTTTTGTCAGGGATGAGGGTGTCTTTTTTATGCCCAAAAAGGTTTATATTTCATAAATTTTGTACCTGCATCTGGATCATATGGGACGATTAGTTTTGCATTGACTGCAGATGATATTGCTTTTGAAATTTGTGATGATTTCTTGGCAGATACCCCAAATCTCTCTCTAAGAGATGAGTTAGTTAAATATTTACGAGACGTGAATCTTAAACTTGCGTGCAAGTAAACAGCACGGATTTTTTCTGATTCCGATAAGTCTTTGAATTCTTTTTTTGAGAATAAAGTTGCAATAACCGAATTATTTTTTGACAAAAATTCAGGTGCAGGCAGTTCCTTGGATTCAACTGAATATACAACTTTATCAATACCACTTCCACGTTCTTCCACAAAACCGAATTGTTTGAACAAATCAGCTAAATTTTCATTTCTCGACTTTGGAGGTAAATCTAAGAATCTGTTGACATCTATAACTGGAATTCCGGGATTTGAAATTTCAACACGAGTGTTATAAATTTCAATTGTAGGATGAGTGCCATTAATATTTAAATCTTGATGCACGAGAGCATTGGCAATTAATTCTCTAATCTCCAGAGCTCCAAAGTCACTAATATTTTTACGTTGTCCGTCGTCTTCAATGATTTCTTGGTGAGGTACTTGCCCCAACACATATCTTAATAATCCTTTAAATCCAACAGCATACCCTTTGATTCCAGTATAGTCGGTCTTTGCAACCAATTTGTTGTCGCCATCATAAACAATAACTCGGACACCCTTTTTGGCAATTGTAGGAAAGCTAGATATATTTTTGGCCAATGAAAGTGCACCGAGGTTTGTAATGGCATATCCCATGTGTGATTTGCAAATTATTTTATTACTTAAAAAGTGTTCAAATAGTAATTCGTCATTTTCAATAGGCGAAATATTTAAAAGTGATGTATATGTGTCCACATCCAGTAATCTTCTGATTTCATTCGGATCATTAATTTCTTTTGCAATATTCATTTCAAATTTTTGTGTGTTGAGTTTTTGCCAGAGTATTGATTCTTTATCTGGAAAGTCATTCAAATCTTTTAATGATGATCCACTCCTAATGTAAGCAGAACCTTTGAATCTAACGGGATGAGCTGTGGCTTTAGAAATAAGTAGAACAACAAACTCTTTGTCGTTATCATTGATATGTTCAAATTTAAAATGGACATTTTTAGTTAGAGACCTTTCTAGCCATCCGATAAGGTTTTCGTTGCCACGGCGTTTCTTTTCCGGTACAAAATCGGTGCCGACAAATTTAAAAGTTTTATCGTTTATTCCCCAAATTAAATATGCTTCCGATATATCTAATAAAGCGGCTTCGTTACTGAGAGCGGAAATATATTTTGCAATTCTATCAGGGTCTCCATTGTTCTCTTTTAGTTCAAGAATCTCGTTTTCCCCATATTCACGATTCAAGACTTTTTTAATGTCGCTAATTTGCATAAGTTTTTCTCTTTTCTCAATTAAATCCAAAAGCTATGGAACGCTGTAATATCAGACACTATTTCTTTTCCGAATTAAATCCACTATAGAAAATGTGTTTGCTTGTATATCTAATTTAAACTAGACACATCTCAAACTCTGGCGGGAGGGGATGTGCTTTTTAATCTAATGTTAGTCGATTGATGACTTCTAGATAGTCGGGATATTTCTTTGATAGCTCTCTCTTGCGCATAAGTTCAAAATCATCAAAGGTAAATCCAGGAACGACGACACAACTTACAAGACTAAAGGAATCAGGTACGCTAGTTTCGGATGCAAAAATCGTACCCGCAGGCACATCAAATTGAAACTGTTCATCTTTAGTTGGATCATTACCAAGTTTAACGGAATATAATTTGCCTTCTGGCGAAATGCAATGAATCGATAGAGAATCACCTGCATGAAAATACCACAACTCATCACGTGTTAAACGATGAAAATGTGAAACACTTTTGTCATCTAGTAAAAAGTATATGGAAGTGTAATAATGTAATTTTCTATTTGTTTCTGTTGGTTGAAAGGTATCTTCACTCTTGTATACTTGGCGATACCAACCGCCCTCCGGGTGCGGACTTAAATTCAATTGTTCAATATAATCTTGTTTGTTCATAAATAGCTACCTGCCTTTTCTGTATGTTATGATTCATATTCAAAGCTTTGGTCGATGGGGGCGTACTTTTTGCTGTCTACAGGTTGTTATTAGCGAATGCATCTCTTAAAAGAACTAATGCCAACAAAGCAATCCATATTAAGGGAGAATGGAAATGATAGTAAAAAACAGCAAATATAATTCCAATAACTCCTACGATCATTATCAGCCATGAGACTGGGCTTGAAGTGTAATGTTTCTGGTCAAGTGAAGGATTGCTTTTAATAGCTGGTTTATATAGAGTAAAATGAGCTATTAATGAAAATATAAAGATAACTGGCAATGTCCATAGTGAATCTGCAAAGATTGATTTTGGATATGATTCCTCCAATGCCAACACTATGAAAAATGGGTAAAAATCAATATTATTCACAAGAGCATATTTCCAATTAAAATTCATCGATTCTAACCATCTCCAATAATTGTTAAGTTTTATATTAAAAAATCTAAATGCGAGCGGCAGGAGTTGGACCTGCATCTGCATAGTATCTAGTCAGCAACTCAAAGGAGTACCGTTCTACCGTTGAACTACGCTCGCAAAGATGGACCTTGTTGGACTCGAACCAACGACCGGAGGGTTATGAGCCATCTGCTCTAACCAACTGAGCTAAAGGTCCTATATTAATTATAAATGCGAGCGGCAGGAGTCGAACCTGCATATCAGCCTAAGAAAGAATGGGCTTCAAGACTTGGGCTTTATTCTACCGTTGAACTATGCTCGCATAATCCATATCCCCAACTTTGGTCGGTTGAGGGGATATGGTTCTTTAACTACTTAGATGTAATAGTTAGACCGGTTACGACTATCATGAATAAAGTTATTTGTTGAAGTTGATTGTAGTTTGATTATCAATGGCATAGTAATTCCCACTATCTTCGATTAGTTCAGCAGAGACAAACTTATACTGATTCATTTTCTTGATGTCCTCTTTTCCAGCAATAGCCTGTATAAGCCCAGTCTTTTTTGTGCCTGGTTGAATCTTATCGCCGACCAATTCATCTATTGCTCCGTGATTAGATGAAAGCTGGTTACCTGATGGGGTGATTAATTCAACTCCGTTTGAAGAAACACGCTTTTTACTATTATTTTTAAGAGAGTATCCCAGTTGATATTCATAGTAAGTATTGTTAAGTTTTTTGCCAAAATTATTTTCATCATTAGCACGTTGTGATTTCTTCGTTGTTTCAATTTTTAATAATTTGGCTTCTTTAAAATAATAAGTAGCCGATTTGGTGTTTATTGCCTTATTATGATAATTTTTAATAGCTAACAGTGTAATTTTTCCAGTTTCACTATCTTTTGTGTATGTTCCAACTTTTTTTAATGGCCCCGATACTTTCTGTGAGTGGGACGAGCTTTTATTAGAATTGTTTCCACAACCAGCCAGACCGATTCCGATAAATAAAACTGCCCCTAGTGTCGCTATCTTTTTAACATTCATTTACATATCCTCCAATGATATAATAATATTTGTAAATCAATATCATTGGTTACGACGTCTCACTGTTTGCGGCAGTGGGGCGCTTTTTTTATTTAGAACATTAATTCGTAGAATTTATCTGGTAGACCATAGGCCATTTGTATTTCATTAAAGCTTTGTGGTCGGTCGCCATACTGTTCTTTGTATAGGGCGGTAAGTTCACTACATGCAAATAAATTAGCTTCACGTTCCATTTTGCCTTCCCAATTATTTCCAATGGTGTAGAGAGCGGCGCAGGACGTGTGATCTAATCCATGCTTCAATTCGTGAGCCATGACCACATATTTTTCTGGTACTTCTTGCAATTCATCTGACAAGCCAATGTACACATCACCGCTGCTTGCGGTCGTACATATCCCTTTGAGGTTGCCTAAACTAGCATATTCAACACGATAACCTAAACTGTCTGCAATGACAAAAGGATCGAAAGTTCCTAATTTATCGGCTAATTGATGAACTTGTAGATACAGTTTATAACTGTTCATCAATAACACCTACTTTTTATTATCGTCATTCCGATGCTTTTGTTTATCTTCCCAGAACACCCCTTCCAAGAAGGCACGTACCTTGATTCTAGTGTCTTCGTCCATATCCATGCCTTGGAACCCCATTGGTACATTTGACTGTAACCATTTATCCAGGTCGATTTTATCGTCTTCAGTTGCCCAGTCAGGACTGCTCTGGACTTCATTGCCTAAAAGGTAATCCACAGACACGTTGAAATAATTAGCAACCTTCTGAACCTTGTCTATTCCAGGTGATTTTTTCTTCCAGGTATAAAAGTAGTTTTCACCGAACCCAAGTTCAGTAGCGACCTGCTTTAAACTTTTTCCATGGGATTTTGATAATTCTTTTACTCGATCAAACATTGATGTATCAACCATCCTTTACAACGGATGAATAATAAATTATCCTAAAGTCTAATTTTGTGTTTGACAAAATTATACTATCGGGTTATATTAATATCCGTAAGCTAATTCAATAACTAAACAGTCTATAGAAAAGAGTACCAATTAATCCTAGTTTTAAGCGTTCCCCAACGATTAACTAGTGTTAAACGGCTATATAATGGCTTCTTTAACTATGATTTGATTGTACTCTATAGTGTACAAAATGACAAGCAAATTATCATAAACACTCTATTGGTTATCAAATTGGCTTACATACATAAATGAAAGGAAGTGAATTGAATGCCGACAACATTAGCAGGGCGAGAACTTATCAAGAAGTATATTGATGATCGTGAAATTAGCATTACAAGCTTGGCCGCTACATTTGGTGTAGGAAAGATGTACATGACGCAAGTATTGGCCGGAACCAAGAAGTCTGCTGCGGCGAACGAGCTAGTTTTGAAGATTATTGAGACTTTTAAAATTCGACCGAACGACAACGATTAGTTAGGAGGTAAATAGATGAGATTACCGCGATGGTTAGTAAATTTGTTTCTAAAGAAAAATGGATACGTGAAATGCCCTAATTGTAGGAGTTACACGTATCCAGGTAATTATTGTGAGCAATGTGGTACTAAACTCCCCAGATAGATTTTTTGACTGTTTCAGATGCGACGTCAACAAGGATATCGCGTAGTCCCTGAGCAACTACTGTACCGGTTTTAGCTGCATAAATCTTAAATTTAGTGCTAGCTAATTTTGTTTTAGGGGTATCGGACAGCAAGTCAGGAATGGATTCTTGAAAGTCCTTAACTTCATCACTACTTAACTCGGAGTAACTAATTAAGTCCTGTGCTGACTTGATAGCCGACTCAGTCCAAGGGTAAGGGTTACCACAATTCTGACAGTATTTGGGTACGGACTTAGTAGATAAACCAAGAACTACGATTCCTTCACCACTAGGATCATAGTTACCAACTATTGGAAAATCACATTTTGGGCATTTACTAATAAGTTTATCCCCACATTCCTCACAAAATCCATTAGGACTAGTTCCCCAAGTAAAAGAAGCTGTTCTTTGGTGGCCGTTTAAACATACTACTTGTGAATACTGCTTGCTCAAATTTATCACCTCGATTGTATTGGAATAATCAAATTATACATTATTCATTTATTAGAAAGAAGGTAAACTCAATGACGGAAAAATTAGTTTTAAGAAAACAACATCTTAATGGCAATAATGGAACCAAGCCAATTTTCGTTGATGTCTCAATTCTTGATTCTATTCGTGAAATCAAAGAAGAATGTTCAGATTGTTGATGAGGAGGAAGGTGATCAGTAATGGATGGTGTCACATTGAATTTACCAAGTGAGTCCTTAGCACCAATCAAGCAAGAACTTACTCGTCTAATTACGGATGTGTTCAAGCAAATAGTTCAACGCGAAGCCTTACCTTATTGGATGAAGAAACAGGAGGCTCAGATTTACATGAATGTTAGTGACAAGACTTTAGATAAGTTCATTGTCGACGGGCTAAAAGTTTCCATTATTGACGGAACTCAGCGGATTTCTAAGAAGTCTGCTGATGAGTATTACGAAGATCATGAATTATAAATAGTCTATGCGAGGGGCCATTTATTGGAGGTAATTAATAATGATTGAAGTAGCACTGATTACATGGGCGCTAACAGCATTATGGTTTAAGCGGCATGAAATTATTAGCTGGTTTGGAATTTAAAGGAGGAAACGAAGATGAGTCAAGAAACAGTAGAAATTAATGGTGTTAAATTCGAGGTTGACATGGACACTGCTAAGCGTATCGATACTTTCAAAGTTGGTGACAATGTTCGGTTGTTAGACAAGCGGTATAGTTCATCGCAAATTTACACTGGTGTGATTCTGGGATTCTATAACTTTAAAGAATTGCCGACTATTCAAGTTGCTTACTTTAAGAATGATTACAGCGGCGCAACCATTGAATTTGTGAATATCAATTCAAAAAGTGATGACTTCGAGTTACTACCATCAAATAAGTACGAAGCGGACTTTGATCGAGACACTGTAGTAGGTTCGCTCAATCAGCAAATAGAGTCAAAAACGTCCGAGGTGAAGTCTTTAGAGGCGAAGAAAGCATGGTTCTTGAAATACTACGGTAAATATTTTGTGAATGATAGTGAGGAAGATACGAATGAGTAAGGTTAGCCATAAGCCGTTTGAAGAATGGCAAGCAAAACAAAATCCCAGTAACCGGGTGCAACCAGTTACTGGGACAAGGTTAAAAAATAACCAAATAATTTTACAAGTTTATGGTACACCACAGTCGAACCTATGGCAACAACTGAAAGGGATATTTACTCATGAATAATTACAAAACACAAGCAAAGCATTGGTATCGAAAGCTAATGAAGACGCCAGTTGGGTATGTATGTTTAGCTACTTATCGGTTCAAGCAATGGCAACTTTACAAGCACTTGGCACGGCAATCAGCAATGGATCATTTACGAGGTGAAGACCATGCGGACATTCAACCAGAAAACAATTAGTCCAGGTATGGCTTACTGTGAGTGTCTTGGATATCGGTACTTCTATGAAGACTCGACCCAGTTTCTAGCATGGCTGATGGGTGTGCTAAGCCCTGAAGCGGTATTAGATAAAATTGGTTTTCAAGAAAAGGTGCGTGAATAAAGTGATACCAGGATATGATGAATGGCTAGAGCCTCCGGAAGATGATGACCGGCCTACTAAGGAAGAATTAATTGAATTAGGTGTGATTGGAGACGATGAAGAATGAACTTATACGAAATGGCGACCAACTATCGCGACTTAACCAACCGTGATGACCTGAACCCAGACACCATTGCTGATACGCTTGATGCGTTAACTGACTCGATGAACGTGAAGGTCGATAACATTGCAAGCTGGATAGATGAGAATGCGGCAGATATTGATTTCTTGGACAAGCGAATGAAATCACTACGGGAGGAAAAGCAACGGTTGAAAAGCCTTAATGATCGGCTGAACCATTATCTAGCGGACACGCTTGATCAAGCTGAAATTAAGAAGTTAACCACGGATCAACACATTGTTTCAGTTCGAAATTATCGTGCGTCAACGGTAGTGAACGATCCAGAAAAACTCACAGCTGATTTCGTTAAAGAAGTTCATGAATACCAGCCAGACAAAACGGCAATCTACAAAGCGTTATCAGCTGGCAAGAACGTGCCCGGCGCCCATCTGGAACCGAATCGGAAGGCAGTTATTAAGTAATGTTCCAGCTAAGAGATTACCAGCAAGAATCAGTTAACGCGGTCTATAACTCAACCATTCACGGTCATCATTCAATCGTAGTTCAATCGCCGCCAAGAACTGGAAAGACAGTAATTATGGCCGATATTGCACGCAGGGCAACGGCTAAAGGTAACCGGGTATTGTTTATCGTACACCGGAGGGAAATCCTAGAACAGGCTGAGGCCACGTTTAAGCAAGATGACGTTAACATGTCACTTTGCAAGATGGGTATGGTTCAGACCATTACCCGGCATATTGATGAGTTAACCAAACCAGCCATCATCATGATAGACGAAGCTCATCATGCACTGTCGAAGTCCTACCAGAGAATAATTCAAGCATTCCCTGACGCGCTTAAATTGCTGTTCACTGCGACACCGTGGCGGATGGACGGCAAAGGACTAGACGTGATTGCTGACGATATTGTGCTAGGTAAACCTATCAGCCAGCTAATTGACCAAGGATTCCTAGCACCAGTCGACTATTACGCGCCGTCGGAAATTGACGTGACCCAACTTAAGACCAAACGCAACGGTGAATTTGACGAAAAAAGTATTGATCAAGCCGTGAAGCCTAAGATTTATGGAAATGCAGTAAAGCATTACTTGAAACTGGCACCAGGTAAGCAAGCTATTGCTTATGCGTACAACGTGGCGAGTGCCGAACGACTGGCGGATGCATTCAACCAAGCTGGGATAACTGCTCGGGCAGTATCAGGTAAGACAGATAGAACTACTCGTGAGCAGATTGTGGCAAGTTATCGTGCTGGCAAGATTCAAGTGGTCACCAATGCGGAGTTATTCACGGAAGGGTTAGACCTACCAAATGTTGATTGTGTGATCATGCTACGGCCAACACAGTCACTATCACTTTACTTGCAGTTTGCCATGCGATCAATGAACCCGAGGGCAGGCAAGCGGGCCATCATCATCGACCACGTCAATAACGTGGAAAGATTTGGGTTGCCGACCATCGACCGAAACTGGATTCTAAGCGGACGTGATAAGCATTCGAAAAGTAGTAACGGTAGCCCGATTAAATCAGTTTCGGTTTGTCCGGAGTGCTTCGCGACGTTTTATCGCAAAGGTGAGACCTGTCCGTTTTGTGGCGCGGAGCTGGGCGAAGAAAAAATTATTGAGACCGACGAATCTATCAAGCTCAAAAAGATTGAAGCTAACAAGCGGTTGGCATTAGCGAAAGAGATTGCAGAGAACAATGCTGCTAAAGCAGTAGCCGATAAGTCGCCGGGTGAGTTAACCACGTACGCGGAGATTAAGGCATACGCCAAGTTGCACGGATATAAGCCCGGTTGGTCCTACTTCCAAGCCAAGATGAAAGGATTGATTAGAAAGTGAGTATTTTACCAAAGAATGAACCGCATAAACCAGCCGGCACACCACGGAATTTCTTTATCTGGGGCGCCACGATGAGCGGTAAGAGTTACCTAGCTGAACATTTCCCAAATGTATTAGTTTTGAATACTGATGGAAATAGCGCCATGGGAACACGACCAAGCATTCAGCTAAGAAACGTGCGCAACCCTGATGGCAGTTTAAAGAGTAGTGTCATTGACCAGCTTCAAGAAGTGATTTTGGAGTTAGGAACTACCCAAAACACGTACGAGACGGTGACGCTAGATGTTATCGATGATGTTTGCCAGCTGATTGAACAGGCAATTTGCCTAAAAGCAGGGGTTGAATCGTTAGCAGACATGGGGTATGGCCGAGGATATGCATTGTTCAATACTGTGCTTCAAAGTCTGGTAATGGATCTCAAGGCATTACCAATCAACGTCGTTTACATTAGTCGTGAGAATGACTTTACAGATGATGATGGTAATACGAAGAATGTTCCGTCACTCAAAACTAAGTATTACAACGTCGTCAATGGCAACTGCGATTTGGTTATCCATACTCAGCACGTAGGTAAGAACTACCTACGAAACGTGACAGAGATTCGCCGCCGTTATAAAGCAAGTGAAATTAATGATTCAAAGATTCTCAGTATTCTGAAAGTTATTCCGAATGCATTAGCACCGGAAGTACAAACAACGAAAGTAGGTAAATAAATATGAGTTTATTAGATATTGCAGCAAACACTTTAGATAACTTTGATCCAAAGAATGATTCAGTTAACGCAGGTAGTACAGGGTTACCAGATGGAGACTACCTAACCGCTGTGGAAAGCATCGAACATCGATCATTCGATTCAGGTTGGGATTGCTTACAGGTCGTGTTCACGGTTTTAGACGGTGACCACGCTGGCGAAAAAGAGTACGACCGCATTAGTTTTGCCACTAAGAGTAAGGCTGGTAAGGCAATTCCGGATTTCATTCTTAGCCGGAGTATTAAGTTTGTCATCAAGCTAGGTTCATTGTTAGGCGTTGAGATGAAGCTAGAATATTTTGCCAGTGAGAAGGAAACTGACACACACGAAATGCTGGCTAATGTGTTAGCACCAGAAAAGGGCAAGTCGGTGATTTTACACGTTAAACATCGTCCAAACAAGAAGGATCCCGACAACCCGTACGTTGAATATGACTTAGATGCAACTGAACAGCCTGAAACTGCAGATATCACAGATGCAGACTTACCTGGCGACTTAGGTGGCGCGCCAATGCCAACTGACGCGGACGCACCACTACCAACAGACGCAGACGCACCAGTAGAACCAACAGATGAAGCACCGTTCTAAATAAATACTGCAGTGCCAGTAAACCATCGTTCGGGTGTGATGCCCGTTAATTTACAGAAGGAGGCCGGTCATGCGTAATTTAGTTAATTATGCAGTTAGATACGCCAAAGCGGGGTTCAGCGTCCTGCCAATGATTGGCAAGAAACCGATGATTAAGTTCGCTGACCAGCCCGCCTTGACCATTGATCAGATTCAAAGCTATTGGCGGTCACACCCGTACGCTCAATTAGCACTACGGACAACTAATTTTTTTGTAGTTGATATTGACGAACACCCCGGTGGTGCGGACGGTTTTAAATCGTTCAGAGACTATGAGCACTCAGAGTATTTCTGTGAAACGTTATCGCAGAAGACAGCGGGCGGCGGCCGGCAACTATTTTATCTAAAGCGTGAAGATAGCACTGTTCAGCAGAATATCGGATGGCTACCGGGAATTGATATTAAGGCTCACGTTAACAATTATGTGATGGTCGCACCCAGTGAGCGGAATGGTAAGGCGTATCAATGGGAGAATCACAATCCAATCGTGACGGCCCCACGCGAGCTGGTCCAAGCAATTAATGCGAACCGTGACGATACTGTCGACATGTTCACAGACCTGAACATTAATTACACTGAAAAGTCAGGAACAGCCACTTTGTTTGAAACCATTGTCGATGGTTTGGGTGACACCGGCGGCCGTAATAATGCATTGGCGAGTTTTGCCGGCGGATTGTTATTCCGGGGTGTTGATCCGCGAGCAGTTATCCAGCTAGGCTTACTGGCAAATGCAAACACGGGCGATTCACTGACGCAGCGAGAAGCCAAGACAACGATTGAGTCCATGATTAAGAAAGAAATTAGACGAAGGGAGGCTAACCAGTGAGCGCAGAGGAAGAAGCGGACAAGCTCCGCAAGTTAAAGGAACAGCAGAAAGTTGTACCGTTGAAAAATCGAATTAATTTTATGGAAACGGCTAAGGGCGGTATTAAAGCAAATTCACTTGAAAATGTTTGTCTGATATTAGAACACGATCCACTGCTTAAAGGCAAGTTCGCGTATAACGAATTTAGTTACGAAACTGAGTTCATGGAAGATTCAGCCGAGCTAATGTTGGAACATGGACCACTGCAAGATGAGTTCACACCAGCAGTACAACGGTACATCGAACGTAAGTATAAAGTCATGTTTACGCCAAAGTTAATTGATGCGGCAGTTACCGAAGTGTCACGACGTAACGTATTCAATCCAGTTATTAATTATTTGAACGAATGTTACAAAAAATGGGACGGCGTTACTAGGGTGGCTGACTTCTTGCCGGTCTATCTCGGCGTTGAAAAATCACCAGTTACAACATTACAGACCAAGCTATTCTTTGTCGGTGCAGTAGCCAAAGTATTCAAGCCAGAAACTAAATTTGATTTCGTTTTGGATTTAGTGGGTGGTCAAGGAACTGGTAAGACCACCTTGCTTAAGCGTATGTCAAATGGCTGGTATACCGACCAATTCACTGACTTTGAAAACAAAGACAACTATGGCAATATGATGCGGGCTTGGATCGTGAACGACGATGAAATGACCGCCACCAGCCATAGTAGCTTTGAAATCTTAAAGAAATTTATCAGTGCTGAAATTCTGGAGTACCGACCGGCCTATGGTCGCTATACCGTCCGGCGATACAAAAACTTCGTCATGGCCCGAACGACCAATGAAGTGACTTATCTGAAGGATAAAACCGGTGAACGGCGCTTTATGCCAGTGATGGTCAATTCGATGTTACAGAAAAAATCACCAATCAATGAGTTACCACAAAAAACGATTGATCAATTATGGGGTGAGTTCGCCAGCTATTATCGTGACGGTTTCCGGTTTGGGTTAACACAGGAGCAGGAGCAGATGATGGCGGATAACCGCGAGCAATTTATGTACATCGACGCCGAAGAGGACGCTATCGAACAATCACTAGCTCAAATTAAGGGTGATTTCGTTACGAGTTCCGAGATTGCATTCAAGATGGGTGTTCCGGATATTGTTAAAAATCGAAAATTAGCCAATAAAATTAAGTACGTCATGGACAATAAAAAGGAATGGCACGCGACACAACGACGGATTAAGGGTGTTCCAAAACGTGGATACACCCGAGTGAAGTCAGAGTAGTCATAGTGTAGCAAGTATAGAGACTACGCTTGAACCCTACGGCCCCAACGTATACATTAATATGTATACTCTACTTATATATATTTATATATATATATTATTTTATATAGGGTATAGGGAATAGGGGTACACGACGGTGTGTGTTGGAAAAGTTGAAAACAAGTGACTACATGACTACACCTCCGTTAACTCATTGGGACATAAGGGATAAGACGTATTCGGTTAGTTGAAGTGTAGTCACTAATTGAGGTGACACAATGCGAGAACAAGAAATACAAAATCAAATCCGCGTGGCGGTGTCGGCTGCCGGATGTACGATTTTTCGCGCAAACGTCGGTAAGGTCGAAATGAAGAATGGTAGATGGTTCGATACTGGACTGCCGCAAGGATTCCCGGACTTATTCGGATTTCGGCATTCAGACGGCACAATATTTTTTATTGAATGCAAAAATGAAACTGGGAGGCCACGAGCTGATCAGATTAAATTTCATAAATTTTTGATGAAACAACACACAATTCACGGGATTGCACGTAGTCCGGAAGATGCGTTGAAGATTATTAATGAAGGACTGGTTGGATATGGATTCTAATTATTACGGAGGAATGAAAATGCAGTATGAACAAGTAGCAGTTACAGAACCTAAAGTTTTAGAAAGCACATTGGGGATTCAGAATAATCATGACGGGACATATACGGTTACGGCAATCAAAAAGTTTATTAGAAAAAATGATCAAGTGGTAAGCATGTTGTTTACGAAAAACGGATTAGCAGCACTAACCGGTTATTTGAGAATGTTAACGGATAATGGAGATGACGACGATAATCAAGTTTAGAACGTGGAACGGTTACAGGAAGATGATGGCTGATTATGTCTCAGCAATACAAAATGGTGACACACAAGGAACACCCAGCTCTGTCAACGTTATTGTAAATGGAAAAAACGCAACTTGGGACATTAAAAATGATGATGTTGAATTATTGAAGTTTACCGGCCTGAAAGACATGAACGGCAAAGGAATTTATGAAGGCGATATTGTAAAAGTGTGGTCAGATATGAGCGAGTTAACGATGGTACCAGTCATTAATGAGATTGTTTCAGAAGACCTGTTCGGGATACCCGGTATGTTTTTAAAGCCGGCAGGGCAACATTTAATTGAACCGTGCCTGCACGACTCTTGGAGTAATCAATTTGAAGTTATTGGAAACGTGCACGAGAACCCGGAACTGCTGGAGGAAGACAAATGAAATTTTATCGTAAACAACCACTTGAGGCAGAACAGTTTGATGGCAGTCAAAAACTAGTATTTGGATATAGTGTTATCCCAAGTGGCATCATTGACGCAATTACAGGAAAACCCGTTTATTATTCAATGCTAGTTGACGACGTTTGTCAAGATTCAGATGATGATACGGGAGTTGTTCTTGAGGTTAGCGATTGGATTGTTAAAGAAGCAGATGAGATTGAAGTGATTGCAGATGACGTATTCAAGAAGACGTATGCCGAGTTGCCAGTGATCCCAGAAAATGTTGCTTGTTTGATTAAACAGGATAAAGAATGGGATTACAATTTAGGAATGGCGTTTGATGATGCTTTTTCTGGGTATATATGGAAATCTGGTGTTGGTAAATGGATCATAGCACATTCTGATACGTTTGCCCGTGCATGGCTAGATGGGTATGTGGTGGAGGGAAAACATGACTGATACCGAATATGCCAAAACAATCAAAAGCTTACAATAGTGCATGTATTTTGACAATAATAAATAATGCCACCATGATTATTGCAGGTAAAAATTATGCGATAGCTAGAATGAAGGCGAGGCACAGACTATGGAACGTATTGATCATGAAAAGCTTAACAACCTGGTATGTGAAGTTGAAGACCGCCATGAAAATGGCATTATTGATGCCAGCTCTAAAGAAATGGCACCTATTTGGAAGATAACCAAGGCTACAATGAAGAGTGGTTATTTAGCAGTTTCGTTGCGACAATACAATTTAATTGAAGCGTACGCAGCAAAGAGTTCACATACAACAGAAGAGAAGAACCAAACCTTAAAGCAACTGCATAAGAAATACAGTTGGCTAAATCGGCGAGTAACAGAATATCGCCATGGCAATTTAATTATTCGGAGTTGAGGTGGAAAGTGGTGGGTGATTTTGAAACTAACAAGAAATTTTTAAGGCGTTACCGGCCTTACTTTAGACAAATCAAGCGGCTTGAAACTAAACTATTTGTCCTTGATGATCGTATTGAGTCGACACATTCACCTAGCATGACTGGACAACCGGGTGGTGGTAAGCGGCGAGAGCTGGCTGATGATTTAATTCAGAGAGAAGAGATTGAAGTGCGTATTAACAAGCTCATTAAGAAAAGCCGTCCAATCAAATCTGAAATTACGGATTGTCTGGACGAACTAACTAATTCGTTAGAAGCCTCTATATTAGAACAGTATTTTATTGAAGATATTCAGCTGGATACGATTGCATTACAGATGAGTTATTCGTTCCGTCAGGTCAAACGACTATATGGTGACGGAGTAAGACACGTGAAAGTTTTATAAAAAGAAAGTCGTCACAATTATGTGGCGATTTTTTGTTATGATTGAAGCAGAACAAATCCTCGGAGGTACTAATATATGAGTAATTCAGACGTAATACAAAGACTCTTAGAAGAGCTTAATAACCAAAATCAGATTTATATAACAATTATAACTGTTATTCTTACGATTTTAGGACTCGGTTTTTCATTGTTTAGCTTTATGCAATGGCGATTTTCTGAAAGGCAGATTAAAAAAATAGAGACAGATTTTAAAAAGGACTTTAAAATATCAGAAATACATGAAGCATTGCAAAATTTTGAATTAAAAAACAAGCAATTAGAACAGGCTATTAAAGATGCAAAGTCGGCTGAAAAATTGATGCTTGAACGGTTGCATGAGCTGCAAAACTATGACTTAGAGGGTAAAACAAATTTATTAACACCAGTAGTTTCGAATGGTGATATAGTACAATCAGCAAATAGTATTAAGACGGTTAACCGGGCATTAAAACCGATTATCAAAGATAATGTTCTACTACCAGATACGTATCAGCAGGTTATGACGGATATCAGTAATATGCTTTACATTATTGTTAAAAACAAGTTCCCTGGTAACAATGATTTTAATGGGGCTTTGTCAAGGCTGATTAAAACAGTGAATGAATATTATGAGCATAATATTCAAAATATTCAGAATACAAATTTGAAAATAGCAGATAGCATAATAGAAAGTAAAAAATATATAGAAAATAAACACAAAGAGTATTTAGATCAGAAAGCAAAGCATGATGTCCCCTAGATGTCACTAAAATGTCCCCTGAATGTCACTTACATGCCGAGTAAATGGGTGTATATTTGTATTATCGAATAGTTAACAAATACGAAGCGTCACACTAAAAAGTGTGGCGTTTTTATGTGCCGTGGCGGAATAGGTAGACGCATAGTCAGACGCGAGTAACGGGTATCGAGTGACACTGATATGACCACACGTCATGTAAGGTGCAAATCCTTATCGGCATATTAATTAAATTTATTGGAGGTAATACGAATGGAACAATCTGAGTTCAACGTAACACAGACAATCAATGAGACTTGCTATAGCTTAATTAAGCAGGGCTATTCATTGCGTGACATCTATAGTGGATTGGGTAATGTGATGGCTGGTATTGAACCTAAGCATCTCACCAACCAAGCGTTGGTGATTGATTTGGATGTTGACACATCGAAGGTAGCTTGTAAGTTACGCCATGTCATGGACAACTGAACAATGCCACGCATTCTATGGTTCCGTTGAGTGGGAGCATCTGCGCGCTGCTATCCTAAAGCGTGATCACTATGAATGTGTGTGGTGTAAGCGTGATGGTAAGGTCACACGGTATGGCGACGTTGATAGCCATGGTCGTCCGGTTGTACTGGAAGTTGACCACATCAAAGAGTTGGCTGACTATCCGGAGTTGCGAACCGAGCCGACTAACCTACGGACACTGTGCAAGGACTGTCACAACAAACGCCATCATCGGATGAACTATCGAAGCAAGCATGAGCGTAAAGAGAATCGGTGGAGCAAGGACGAGAGGTGGGATTAATGGTGGAACATAATATAACTTGGTCAATAAACAACGGACAAAAGATACCTGAGATCTATGTTGACGGTGAGCAGGCTCATGTAGTGTCGTGTAGTTATCAGTTTGTAACGGCTACAGATATTGATGAGTCAGGGGTTAGCATGATGACTGCAACTATCATCTTGTTATCGGAGTGCGACTATAAGCCAATTCAGCATGTGGTCTTTATCAATCAACGGAATGGCAAGGTGTTCTATCAATAGACAAGGAGTGATGACTAATGCGATCAAGAACCGATAACACTAAGCAAGTCGTGGTCTACGTAGTTATGCGTGATCAACAAGCGAATGTATTATTTGCACATCGCGTTTATTTTAGTGAACGGCGGGCAAAGAATTACTGTAAACGGATGAATAACGCAAAAGAATTTACTGGCTATTACTACATTAATAAAGCAATCTTTTTTGACTGGAAAGCATTTATTTCTAAATTTACAGAGGCCCCCGGGGTCAAAAAAATTGGCGAAAAATAGAAAACTGGGAACCGGTGGGTAGGACTCGACTCCGGAAAAATATTGCTTTTTTTAATCATTCAGGAAGGGGGGTGGGGGTTTGGACCACCGTAAAATAAGAAGGGAATTGATGCAGCGAATCGATAAAAAATCAGCTGTTGAGAAAGAGAAGGTTGACCGATATATCAGTCTTTTGGACGCTTTTTATCAGCTTGATGAAAGCATACAACAGCATGGCGTGATGGTCAAAATCGAGAATGGTAAACAGATATACTGGAAAACAAATCCAGCCGTTTCCGAAAAAAATCGTATTAATTCCGCGCTAATAACGCTTGAAAAGGACTTTAACCCCGTTAAAGCCACCCCTAAAGTGTCTAACACAGCCACTACTAGCGATGAAAAGGGTGGTTTGGTATGATTCAACAGAAGTATGTTGAAAGTTACCTACAGGCCTATAAAGACGGCTCTATCAGATTGAATAAACGGCGAATAAAACTCGTGGAATTAATAGAAAAGACCGTTCTAACTAACGAAAATTATTATTTTGATGAAGAAAAAATCGAGGACTGTTTAACGTTCGCTGATAAGTGGTTTTTCCCATTTACACCCTGGGAGAAGTTCTTAACCGCGTTCGTTTTTTTATATGATCACACCACTGAGCGGCGAGCAATTCGGAAGTTCATGGTAGTCGTTGGACGTGGGGCTGGTAAGAACGGCTGGGTATCGGTGATTTCATCTTTTCTTTTATCACGACTGCATGGAGTCCGCAATTATAATGGTTCCATTATCGCCAATAGTGAAGAACAGGCCAAAACATCAGTTGATGAGATTCACGATGCGGTCGACTTGCATAGTGAGTTGAAAGGCGAATTTTATGCGACTAATTCGCAAGTTCATTCGAAGTCTACCAACTCGACGTTACGATACCGGACTTCTAACGGGAATACTAAAGATGGCTTGCGTGATGGTTTCGTTATTTTCGATGAAATTCACGCCTATCCGAATAACCAAAATGTAAAAGTCCATATCTCAGGACTTGGGAAAGTTCGAGACTCACGAGTTTTCGAGATTGGGTCCAAAGGCTACGTGCGCGATGGCTACTTAGACAAAGAACTAGCGAAAGCTGATGCAATTTTAGACGGTAAGGCCCCCATTGAATCGATGTTTCCATTTGTTTGCGAGTTGGACAACTTGAAAGAGATGGACGACCCAGCCAACTGGGAGCTTGCTAACCCATCATTTTCTAAGCCGATGAATGGTTACGCCAAAGACGTTTACCAGGAGACTATGGACGACTATAACGACCTGGAACTAGACCCGTCCGGTTATGATGAGTTCGTTATTAAGCGCATGAACTACCAGGTTGAAGACCTAGAAAAGTCGGTTGCCCCTTATGAGCAAATCAAAGCGACTAACCGTCCGATTCTACTGGACGACTTGCAAGGCATGGAAGCGATTGGATCGGTGGATTTTGCATCTATTCGCGACTTTACTGCAGATGGTTTAACCATTAAACGAGATGGCAAGCAATACTTTATCGTCCATCAATTTGCCCGCCGTCAATTTGTCGATAAGTTCTATGCGTATTCAGCTAAACCACAAGACCGCCCCCAGTCTGCTCCTCCTATTGCTGAATGGGAAGAACGCGGACTACTGACCGTGGTGGACACACCAACAATTGACCCGCAATCAGTGGTTGATTGGTTCTTAGAGCAGCGGAAACGTTTCATCATTAAGAAAGTTGTCATGGATAATTTCCGGGCGGATTTACTTCGTAAGTTCTTTGAAGATGCAGGCTTTGAGGTGGTCGTGATTCGGAATCCAACTGCCATTGATGGCCTACTGGCACCGAGAATTGAGACCGGGTTTGCTAATCATCAATATATCTGGGGAGACAACCCGTTATTGCGGTGGAACACTCAAAACGTGTTGGTTTCGACCGATAGCCACGGTAACAAACGATACGGCAAGAAAGAAGAAATTCGGCGAAAAACTGATGGCTTTAAAGCGTTTGAATATGGCCAATATCTGGTTGACCAGTTACCCGACTACTCGGTAAATGAATCGCTAGATATGTTGGCTGACATTGATTTCTAACGGAAGGGAGGTGAATATATGAGTGTAATTAATAGCTTCTTTGACCTGTTTACGCGGCGAAAAGATTCCAGCTTTGTTTATGATCTTGATTTGTTCCAGGACATGAAGAACCGAGCCTACTTGAAGCGCATGGCGATTGACACAGTGATCAATTACGTAGGCCGGGCGGTTAGCCAGTCGGAGTTTCGTGTGATGAACAAGGGGTTACCTGTTAAAGATGCGATGTATTACAAGCTCAATGTCCGACCAAATACTGACGAATCGGCCAGTGATTTTTGGCAGCATTTTATTTACCAATTGATTTATTACAACGAGGTGCTAGTGATTCAGGACGACGATGGTGATTTATTAATTGCTGATGATTTTAGTCGTCACGAATATGCAGTATATGAAGATGTTTTCGACAATGTCACGGTCAAAGAATACACGTTTAAGCGTTTCTTCCCGATGTCTGATGTTATTTACCTGAGATACTCAAACGATCAGTTAGAGCACTATTTGACCGGTTTATGGGGAGACTACGGTGAGTTATTTGGCCGAATGTATGAGCTGGAACTTCGTAATAATCAAATTCGAGCGACCGTTAAGGCTGATATGACGGCTGGTGTTAATGACGGTAAAGCGAACAAACTGCAGAAGTTTATTGACAAGATTTTCCAATCTTTCAGCAAGAACTCCGTTGCGCTGGTACCAATCACTAATGGTTTTGAGTATAACGAAGTGTCAAACGGTGTGGGTAAGAACCAGACATTTGATGAAAGCAACAGCGTGCTAATGGCATTCATTGATCACGTTGCACGGCTGGTGGGAGTACCACCGGCGCTGATACACGGTGAAACTGCCGAAAGTAGCGATAACCAAGAATTATTCAACAAGCAGTGTTTGAGTGCACTATTAAATAAGATTCAGTCGGAGCTTAATGCCAAATCATTCAGTCAACGCGATTACTTAAAGAATGGTAAGCAAATTGAAGTTATTGGCATTAATCGACCAACGCTAATCGAACTGGCAGAGCAAATCGATAAGCTGGGGTCATCTGGTATGGTCACTCAAAATGAAGTTCGTTCAGCAGTTGGGTTGCCGCCACGTGAAGATGGGGACCAGATTGTGATGACTAAGAATTATACAATGAAAGGTGGTGATAATAATGAAGAAGATTAACGTTAAGGGTCCGATTATTAGTAATGATGACAAGTGGATTTATGACATGTTGGAAATGGACAGTACCGCTCCTAAGGATGTCATTGATGCATTACCAGATGATGGCTCAACTGTTGAAGTTGATATTAATTCTGGTGGTGGTTTAATGGACGCTGGAACTGAAATTTATACTGCGTTGATGGCTTATCAAGGGAAAGTTATGGTTAACATTGTTGGGATGGCCGCAAGTTCAGCGTCATTAATCGCCATGGCTGGTAATCCCACACGGATTAGCCCAGTCGGCCAAATTATGATTCACAATGTAGCTGGTGGATTGCGTGGTGATTACCGCGATCAGGCTAAGCTGTCTGAAATTTTAAAGCAGTCCAGCGAAGCGATTGCGAATGCTTATCATCTTAAAACTGGCTTATCGATGGAAGATCTACAGGCCAAGATGGATTCAGAAACGTATTTGAATGCAGACCAAGCTAAAGAATTAGGCTTTGTCGATGAAATTATGTTTGATGATCAAATTGAGCTGGTCGCAGATGGTGGCTCAGGTATGTTACCAAAGTCTGCCATTGATAAAATAGCTGAGTTAATGAAGCAAAATAATTCAGGAATGACAACTGCACGCAGTATTAAGCCTTTCAAATTATCTGATTCAGATATTGATCGTATTACAACTGCAGTCACTCAAAAACTAAATGTTAAACCTAAAGTGCAAACGGAAAAAACATTTAATCCGTTTGCTTTTTAATTTAGAAAGAAGGAAAAGTAATGATTAAATTTGATACAAAAGCTTTCAAAAACTTTACTGACGCACGTGAAAAGTACGCACAATTGGTGAAGGACGCCGCAAAACCCGAAGAACAACAACAGGGTTTTACTGATATGATGGACGCTTTGGGGGAAGATACACTTTCAGAAATTAAGAACCAAGTTCATGCTCAAACCGAAGACTACTTTGACGCTTGCCGGCACGACCCTAAGATGTCTAACGAAGAAGTGAAGTTCTTCAATGAAATTAAGACAGATACTGGATTTAAAGAACCTAAGTTATTGCCTGAAACGGTTGTTACTGAAGTGTTCGATGACATGGTCCAAGCCCACCCGTTACTTCAAGCAATCGGTTTGCAAAACCAAGGTATTAGCTTGAAGATTATCCAATCAGATGCTTCCGGAGTAATTGGTTGGGGTAATGTTTTCGGCGAAATCACTAGCCAATTAGATGCTAAGTTCAAGGAGACTAAAGCTGACCAATCCAAGGCAACCGCGTTCTTGGTATTACCAAAGGACTTAAGCGACTTCGGCCCATCATGGATTAAGCAATACGTAATCACCCAAATTACTGAAGCCTTTGCGGTCGGCGCTGAAACTGCATTCTTGACTGGTGATGGGAATCAAAAACCAATTGGCTTAAACCGTTCCGTCAAGGAAGGCGTAGCTGTGACTGGCGGCGTATACCCTGAAAAGGAATCCGCAGGAACGTTGACGTTCGCTGATACCAAGACTGCTGCTAAAGAGCTAGCTGGTATGATCAAAGAATTATCCACTAAAGAAAATGGCAAGCCGGTTGTTGCCAAGGGCAAGACTGTCATGGTCATGGGCCCCGGCGAATCATTAGATGTGGAAGCACAATTTATGGTTCAAAACTTAGCTGGCCAATTTGTCACTGCCTTACCATTTGGATTGACGATTATCGAATCTGAATTTGCACCTGAAAACAAGGTGATTGCATTCGTTCAAGGTCGCTATGATGCATTCCAAGCCGGCCCATTGAAGATTCAACCATACGACCAAACGTTGGCACTTGAAGACATGGACTTATACACGGCTAAGCAGTTCTTTTATGGTAAGGCTAAGGATGACAAGGCGGCAGTGGTTTACGACTTGAAACTTGCTACTCCTGGTACTACGACCACTGAACCAACGACCGGCGGTGACACGGGAAAATAGCGACCCCGGACACCGGGGTAACTAAGCCTACTGCGAACAGTACCGTAGCTGAAATCACTGCTTGGTTAGATGCTAACGGAATCGACCACACTGGAGCTACGTTGAAGGCAGATTTACTAGCATTAGTGGGGTGATTAAATGGCAGATGAAAAGATGAATCCATTGTTAGATCAATTCAAACTGCGTATGAAGATTTATCACAAAGCCGAGGACGCGAATTTATCGCGAATTCTGAATGCAAGTCAGAGGCGTATCACCGATATTACTGGTATTGCCAGTAACGCCAGTGATGATGTGTATGACGAGCTAGTTTTAGAACGAGCACGATACGCTTACAATGACCAAGTCGAGTTTTTCGATGCCAATTTTTTGGACGACTTATTGTCTGCGTCCTTGGTCAGCTATGAACCGGGAGATGATGAAGGTGAATCGACCAGAGTTTGAGTACAAAGCACCATCAGTAAGAACGAATCAGCTTAATACGCCGGTTCGTTTTTTTCGTACCGTCAAAAATTTGGGGCCAGAGCCGGGTCGTGGTCAAACTGAACAAGCTTTTGAGTGTTTGGGTTTAGCTTATGATCCATCCACCAAAGACCGTGAAGTGCTTAACGTTAATGAAGCAAAGTATGGCGTGACTATCAAGATTCGCGATACTTTTGGCGAATTTGACCCGACAACTAAGGACACCGTGGTTATTGACGACCGCCGGTATCTGGATGCCACTGGTCAACCGATTGTTTGGGACATTCTCCAGGTAGCACCAGATTTAGAAAATAACCAGTTCGTAAAAATTGTGCTGGGGGTGACTAAATGACGGAAGTGACGGTTAAGTTTAAAGGCGTTGATGAAGTAATTAATAAGTTGGCCGAAAAGTTTAGCCCAGCAAAACTAAATCGTATTGAAAATGATGTGTTAAGAGTAGCCGGCAGGCGAGTAGCGGTTGAACTCAAGAATGCGGTCGCCAGCTATCGTGACACAGGTCAAACAGTTCTTCAAGTATCAGTCGGTAACCCTCATAGTCGGGGCGGTGTACGGACGATTAAGATTGGTTGGCATGCGGGATCTCGCTGGCGATTAGTCCATCTGAATGAGCTCGGTTATACACGGTTCGGCAAAACCTATCATCCACGAGGCATGGGTAAAGTTCAAGGTGCATTTGATAGTAGCCGTGGCCCTGCCAAGGCACTTGAAGAAGCTGAATTGAGGAAACTACTATGACCGAAACCAAGGATATGCTTGCAACTATTTATACCGCGTTGTTGGCAAATGCAACAATTGCAAAACTGACATTGGCTGGTGATGGCAGTCATCGAATTAGTTATTTTGAAAGCCCAGAAACGGCTGACCACGACAATCTATTTGTTGTGATTACACCTGTCGGACCACCGGTACCAGCGGCTGTTGGCAGTGATGATTATTTGAATGTGCAATTCACGTTTCAAGTCAATGTTGAATCTATCAGTCGACCGGCACGTAATGCTGTGGCACGTGAAATTCAAAACGAAATGCTTGCTTTGGGCTTTTCAAGATTAGCTGGTGCTCAGAACGAATTAGATGAATTCATGACTGAAACTAACCGCTTTGTTGATGTTCGCAGATACCGCGGTAACACTAAATTGTATGACACAAATTATTAAGGAGAGATGTAATTATGTTTGTAGGATATAAACGATTAAAGATTCAACCATTTGCCGAAGACGGCACGAAAAAAGGTGACCTGATTATTGTTGAAGGACAGGCACACAAAGGGGCTACGACCACTGCTGAAATCAGTGGCTTAGCTAAAGACCCAGTGAAAGTACCGGGGTCTAATATCGATTACTATTTGTCACGTCAAGGCTTGGGTGACGCCAAGGTAGCACTCGGTATTTTAGATTTACCGGAAGCTAGTGCTGACCTATTGGCTGGTTTCCGTGTCGATGATGACAAGATCAGCTATGGTGGTGAAGATACGTTGCCACCATATTGCTCAATTGAAATGGAATCCAAAGAAGACACTGGTGAAATTGCGTTAGTTGGTTTCTTCAAGGGAACATTTACGCGGGATAAGATTAGCTTGAGCACGCTGGATTCATCTAAATCGTTTACGCCAGAAGCTGATGCCTGGACTTTTACGCCAATTAGTTCGATTGCCACTGCTACTAACGGCGAAGTGATGCAGAAGTTTGTGGGCGATGCCACTAAGGATGCAACGACTGTTACGAAGTTTGAAAAGCAATTGTTTGATCCAGCAGGTAGCGATACAACCCCAAGTAATGGATAATTCTGAAAAACATATTGAATAACTAACCACTAGTCGCCGATAAATCAACAATACCAATTGGGGCGGCTTTTTGTGTATGGAGGGAAAAAACTATGAGTACACCACTAAAGATGGAATTACTTATTGATGGTAAAAAGCAGACCTTCACGGAATCGTTCATTCCGGCAGGCCGTATCTTGGACGCATTGGACTTAATCGAAACCGATAACTCAGATCGTAAATTGCGTGATGTTTTTGAAGAACGAGTAGCATTTTTAGCCAAAGTATTTACTAACCCGTTAGTGACAACAGAAGCAATTTGGAATGGTTTCAATGCGATTGATTTTGATGATCGCACGTTCGCAATTATTTGCAAAGTGGCTGGTGTGGACCCAAAAAAGCTACAGATGGCGACGACACCGGAATAACAATCAAAGAAGCCCGCAAAAAAGTATTATCAGCAGTCGGCGCAATTGTTGAAAACCGCACTGGCTATACACTGTCGAGCGTATTAAATGATGTTGATTTTCAATTGTTGTCGCAAATAATCGAAGCAACGACCGAACAGACTCAGCAGACTGAAAGTGGGACCCGAGTCAAACCGGGAACTGTGGGGGTGAACCCTGGTAATCAGCCTGTCATGAGTCTTTTTGACTTTGCTAGAAAATCTTAAGGAAGGGAGGAATAATAAATGGCAGATGAAGTATTAGGCCGCATGGTTATCGAGTTAGGGCTGGATCACGCTACGTTTGGTAAAGGGTTAACCGGTGCTAAGCGTGAAGTTAAGTATGCAATGGCTGAGATGAAATCATCAATGGCTGTACTCGGTCAATCGGGCCGCCAGTTTGATGTCCTATCAGCTAAGTCTAAAGGCTTGTCACAAGTAATGATGAGTCAGCAGCGGGTTGTTGAAAAACTGGGTAAAGCGTACAAGGACTCGCTGGTTGATGGTAAACCAACCGCGCAAACAGCTAAGCTAGCAACTCAATTGCAGAATGCCAATGCTAAATTAGCCTCATTACAAACTCAGTATAAGAATAATGCAGCGGCAATGGCTAAAGCACGCGTTGAGCAAACTGGTTTTACCGGTGGCTTAAATAAAGTTAGCAAGGCCGCTGTAGCGACTGGTACATCGATGAAGAACATCGGTTCAACGATGACCAGCAAAGTTAGCGCCCCGATTGCGGCTGGTTTAGCCATTGCAACTAAATCCGCTATCACTTTTGATTCGCAAATCAAGTCCATGGGGCCTCTGCTGACTAATGGGGGCGCGGTTACCGCTAAGTACCGGTCACAGTTGGATCAGTTGGGTGATGCATCTAAAAAGATGTCGATGAAGTACGGTGTCTCAACGACCGAAATAAATAACGGCATGGCAGAGCTGATTCGGCGTGGTTACACGACTAACCAAGTTTTGGGCTCAATGCCGTCTATCTTAGACGCTACCATGGCTTCCGGTGAAGATATGGGTACGGTCATGAATGCCACAGCGTCAATCGTTGAACAGTTCGGGTTAAAGACTAACTCAACGGCTGGGACGATGAAGAACACTCAGCGGGTTACCGATTCGCTGACATACGCGGCCAATGCAACTGCGGCTGGCTTCGGTGATATGTCTGATGCGATGAGCTACGTCGGGCCGGTTGCATCTAGTTTGGGTCTCAGCGTTGAACAAACTGCGGCGGCTGTTGGTGAGCTTAGTAACCAAGGAATCGAAGGCCAAAAAGCTGGGACTAATTTACGTGGTATGCTGACTAGCTTAGTCAAGCCAACCAAGCAAAACACCGAAGGATTCAAGAGTATGGGCATTAGTTCGAAGCAACTGGCTCATGACTCACACGATTTACCGCAACTAATTGATGATATCACACATGGCACTAAGGGCTGGTCAAACGCTGAACGTGGTAAGGCATTAGCCCAAGCATTCGGACGTGAGAATCAAGCTGCTGCTAACGCATTAGTTAAGGCCGGTTCTAAGAGTCTGCGTGACTTGACTAAAGATACTGAAAACGCTGGTGGTGCGACTAAGAAAGTTGCCGAGCAAATGAGCAATACTTCGGCAAATAATGTCAAGAAACTGATTGCGTCATTACAAGTGCTAGGAATTGAAATCGGTGAGAAGTTAATTCCAAAACTAACACCATTAGTTAAGAAAGCCACGGATATGGTTCAAGGCTTCTCGAAGATGGATGATGCCACTCAGAATACCATTATTAAGTTTGCCCTATTAGCTGCTGCTGGTGGCCCAGTATTGAGTATGCTGGGTAATATCGTCGGTGGATTTGGAACATTTGGTGGCGGTATTGTTAAAGTTATTAGCGCTACCGCACAATGGCACGCGAAGAATCAAGCAGCTAAAGAATCACTCGCGATGTTAAAAGGTGCGACTGATGCCACTAGTGGCGGTTTCAAAGCGTTCAAGGGTAGTGTTGATACTGTAAATGGCTCAGCATCAACGGCTAAGTCAACATTTGGCTTGCTTAAAGGTGCCTTTACGACGGCCGAAGCTGGCGCCGGTGTATTAGGAACCTCATTAAGTGTGACGGGTGCGGCGGTGACCGGTGTTGGTTTGGCAGCTGTAGCCGGTGTGGCTTACTGGCAACTCTATGGTAAGGAAGCAGCCGCTAGCGCTGCACGAACACGGCAGTGGGGTTCAGATGTCGGTGAACAGGCTGATTCTGCACTGACTAAATTCAAGGGATTTAGTACTAACGCTAGTGCGTCATTGACGGATTTTGAGACAGCAAGTCATACAAGCACTAAGAGCGTTGCCAAGGATTTTGGCGATATGTACACTGAGATGGAGAAGGATTCCAAAGACACTATCCAGCAGATGCAGAAGGATATGAAGGGCCTGCCCGACTCTGTTCAAGGTGACTTGAAAAAGGATATTGCTGATCGCAAGAAGCATAATGCTACGGTATTGGCCGACGCTAAGGAAAATTATAATAACGCGGAAGCAATACTCAAAAACCACAATGGCAAGATGTCTGGTTTAAGTGATACGGAACGAACTGCATTGCTCAATAGCCAACGTAAAATGAATAGCGATGAAATTAGCCTACTAAAAATTGGTGGAAGTGCTAAGAAGAACGTTCTAGCTGCATTGAATGGGGATATTGGTAACATGACCCGTAAGCAACGTGATACGACCATTAATCAATTGACGTCTTCAATGCAGAAAGAAAACAAGCTTTACAATGATCAGAGCCAGCAGATCAAGTCCATGTACGATAAAGGTGAAATTTCTGCTTCTCAATATGGTAAAGCAATGAAAGATTTACAAGCGACTCATCGTTCAACAACGGATAATATGGCTGCAGCAATTTATAAGTTGGACAAGGCGAATGGAACTTCTAAAGCCCAAATTACGCAGGATTTACTAAATGTTGGCTACACTTACAAGCAAGCAGCGGCGATTGTAAAACGGCAAAATGATGACATGAGTAAGAGTACATCCTTGGTGGTTGCTGAAACTGGCAATATGAGTAAGAAGTCTAAGGCGGCAGCCGATACTTGGAATAGCTTAGTATTTGATTCCAAAACTGGTAAAGTTAAGACCAATGCGCAGGCAGAGGTTAATAAGGCCGCTAAGTCGAAAGACAAATGGAATGCTATGTTGCTCCTTGCTAAAAAAGGAAAGATGAGCTCCAATGCCGCGGCCATGGTTGGGGTTGCGGCTGTTCAGACCAAACGCTGGGATGGTTTAACGCTTAAAGAGAAACAGGCTATGATTAAGTCTAAAGGTGGCGATGATCTAGCCGGGTTAATCGAAAAGGGCAAACAATGGGGCAAGTTTACCCCAGCCGAAAAGAAGGCCATCATTACTTCCAAAGGCGGACCAGAACTCTTAGGCGTCATGACTAAGGCTCAAACTTGGAATAAGTTAACGATGGCTGAGAAGCGGGCAGTCTTAAAGGACGACGCGTCGCCAGCCATGAAGCAAGCTACGGTTGGTATTAAAGATTGGAACAACTTAACGCCACAAATGAAGACGGTCATGGCCAAAGCTAAGGGTGCCGAAGATGTTGCTAAAGGCGTTAAAAACCTTAAGGATTGGAATAGCTTACCAGAACGTGAAAAACGGTTAATTGCAAACGACAAGGGCGCTACGGGAATTATTAAGAAGGTAACTGGTAATTATAAGGCTTATCAGAATTTACCAAAAAACGCTACTAAGAATTTATTTGCTAAGGACAATGCTAGCAAGAACGCTGGTAAAGCTAAAATTTCAGTTGATAAGTTTGGCCGAGTTAAGGTAACTGGTAAGGTACTTAAGGCTACTGATAAGGCGTCTGGCCCTGCCAAGAATGGTAAAAAGGGACTAGATAAATTTAATTCAACCAAGATGCAGACTAAAACTGCAAAAGGTAAGGATTCGGCCTCAGGTTCAATGAACGGTGCACGTAAATCGGCAATGAAATATAACGGCGTTAATATGGCACTCAAAACTGCTCGTGGACATGACGCTGCATCTAGTCCAATTAACGGTGCTCATCGGTCACTTGATCGATACAACGGGGTAGGCATGCGCGGAAAGACTGCTCGCGGATATGATTCGGCAAGTGGGGCTATGGGACGCGCTAAAGGTTCGTTAGGTCGCTACAACGGAACCGGTATGCGAGACAAGACTGCTCGTGGTCACGATGGCGCTTCTGGTCCAATCAGTAGCGCAATCCGTACTCTAAGCCACTGGAATGCAATGGGGAACGTGACTCACTTCATTACAACTGTTTTTCGTAAAATTACTCGGCACGCAACAGGTACAACAGGTACCGATGGTAATCCAATCATTGTTAATGACGAAGAAAGTTCAGTGTACCGTGAAGCTGTCAAGTATCCCGGGCATCCAGCGTTTATTCCACACGGACGTAATGTCTATCTGAATGCACCAAAAGGAACGCAAGTTATTCCAGCGGGATTAACGGCCAAAATGTTTGGTGTCTCACAGTATGCTGCTGGTACTATTCCGGCTAATTCATCAATTATCCAAGCTTCGAAAGCAATCAACGACTCAATTGGCGGAGATAATACCACAATCAACTATAACTTGGGTGGTAGCGACAGTACACAAGCAATCGTAGCAGGCCTGGAAGCTATCTTGAACAAGCTTGATGACCAACAACCAACATTTGAAGTGCACAACGATATGATTGGTGAAAAGCTGCGGACTTTGATTAAACAAAAGGATTCACGGGAACACAATTTAAATCGATTCTTCCCACAAGGAGGTTAGCAAATGGATGCTTTAATTAAAAACTTAAATGGAACTGAACATAAGTTGAGTGACTTCGGCTTCCAAGTGCTCAACTTCGAAGAATCGGCGCCAACAATTACCAGAACTACTAAAAGCTTTGATGGGCGAGCTGGCTCGCTGGATTACGGGGGCCGGCATGTCGTCAAAAAGATTATAATCAATGGTTTGTATTGGGTTAAGAGCCTAGAACAAGCGGATGACGTGCGAGATAAAGTTAACACGGCTTTGTCACAAACGGAATCCATTTATTTAACACGCATTTACGGTGGTCGAAACTTGTATGACGTGCGTGAGAGTGGCAAAGACTTTGTGATGCCAGCACAAACTGTTGATAAGAAACGGTTTAAAGTGTATCGAACAGATACCAACTTACCATCAATCATCGAGCGGACTGGTAAGGGCGTTTACTACACCTGGTCACTGGAATTTGAGACAGTCGAATTGCCATATGGTGAGAGCAAGCCACGTTCGCAAACATTAGTTAGTGGCCAATCAATAACTTATAACGGTACAGTAGCTTGTTCACAGCTAGAACAGGCTTTTTATTTTGTTGTGACGGCTAAGGTGGCGTCTGCTGGTGGGTTTACGTTGACAGTCGATGGTCAATCATTGATAGTTACTAGCCCAGTAGTAGCTGGTGACGTTTATACGTTATCGGGCATGAATAATACTCGTGGCAGTCAGAACATTAATGATAAAACTAATGCGGGGTATTTTATCCTGCATCCCGGTGCGGCTAACAAGGTAGTATGTTCAATCAGTGCGGATATCCAAATTAAAAATTTGTGTGATTTATATATTTAGGAAGGTGAGGTGAAAATTATTGATTAAATTTCATGATCCGGCTGGGACGCCCCATTTCGGCCAAGCTACCATTACAAGAACTACTAGCGTTAATGGCGGACTGTCATTGACCGGTGAAGTGTTTGCCGGCGGCGACGTATTGAACGGGTTAGACTACGGCTGGTGGTTAAACTTCGATAATGAAAAGTACGTCATTACGTATAAGAAGCTGAGTGATGACACCAATACCGTTGTCTTTGATGCGATACAACAGTTCTTTTGGGACTTTGCCAAAGTAGCATTGCACGCACAATACACGGGTAGTCATGAGTATACATTCTATCTAGGACAACTCTTTGATAAATCCGGATATACCTACAAGAATGACGTTAACGTACCAGCATTTGAGAAAGAAAATTGGGGTTATAAAAATAAATTAGATTTATTTAACGACATTATTGATCAGGCTGGTGTTGAATTTGAAGTGCACAATGAGACGGTTCACATTGCTAAACAGATTGGTAGTGACCTGACCAGTTTTGCCCGTAAAGGGATTAACCTTAGTGATCTCACGGAAGAAATGAAAATATCCGATTTTGCGACGTATGCTAAGGGCTATGGTGCTTTCAAAGATGCTGAAGACCAAAGTAAGGGTCGATTAGAAGTTGAGTATCGCAGTGAGTTAGCCAAGCAGTTTGGCGACTTAGAAATGGATCCGATTGTCGATGAACGATACACAATTGCAGATAACTTGATTGCCGCCTTAAAAAAGCAGGTTGATGCGACCTATACCGTGTCAATGACTATGAACATCTATGACTTAGAGAACGCTGGTTATCCTAATTATGAAGCACCTAAAGTCGGGGACTGGATTCTAGCGATTGATGAAGCATTAAATTTCAAGCGTAAGATTCGCATTATTCAGCTTGAAGAACAGTTTGACGTGACCGGTAAGCGTATCGGGTATACGGCCACTTGTGGTGATTTGAGTATTGTGGATCAGTACACACATCTACAAAGTAGTTTGGATAGCAAAGTGCAACGTATTCAAGAAAGTGTTGATAATGCACTTAGCAGCGCTAACGGCAAGAGTACAAACTACTATGGTGAAAAAGAACCCACGAGCGCCAATGAAGGTGACTTATGGTTTGACCAAAGTGATAGTGATCCAGACAGTTGGTCTATCAAACAATGGGTCAACGGGCGTTGGGAGCAGATTACGTTGAACCCTGGCGAGGTAGACGCCAAAGTTGATGTAGCTAAAAAGGAAGCTGAAACCGCGGTTGAAAATGCTAAAAGTGCATCAGATAAAGCTGACCAGCTTGCGGCCAAGTACGATGATACAAATGCACTAGCTAATCAAGCACTGAATCAAGCTATTGATGCACAAAATTCAGCTGCTGGGTTGATTGACGATATTAACAAGGCTTCTCAAAATGCCGACGATGCAAAGAGCATTGCTAATTCAGTTAATTCTAAGTACACAACATTAACTGATGGTTCAACTATGACGATTGCTGAATTGGAAAATGGACTAGCTGCTAAGTTGACTAAAGATGACCTAAGCGGATATGCCACTGAGACCTGGACACAGAATCAGATTAAGGTTACCGCTGATGGAATTAACTCAACATTATCTAGTGTTAAAACTACGGTTGATGGACATACTACTAGTATTAATGACCTGAAAGCCGATTCCAGTGGGTTTAAAGCTCAATTTGTTACCGTCAATGACACTCTAGGTAAGCAAACTAAGGACATTGGAACTCTTCAGGCGACGAACAAGTCTTTAACTGCAGAATTTGACTCACTCAATGCTGATAACACAGTAAATCAACATAACATTAGTCAATTACAATTAACAGCAACTTCATTGAGTAATACTATCGAAAACGTGAATCAAAAAGTTGAAGATGGACTGATATCAACTAACATCTTTAGAAGCGCAAATGACTTTTCACGTTCTTATTGGACTGATACATTTGGTTATCCGTTCACGACCATTCAAACCGAAAGTAGGTACCACGATTCGTTGATTCACTATCAAGGTCAGGGCAAGACACCCGCACCATATTCGACTATTGCTCAGCAAACAATCACTGATGATGCTATGGCTGCTGATACATGGTACACGCTTAGCTTCTATGCACGTGGAGCTGGAGACAATAATACAGTAGGCAAATTTGGTGTGTACTTTTATGGTAATGGTAGCGACCAGTCTATGTCTAGCAGTGACGGTGTTGAAGTACTGGGAACATCAGATACTCATTGCATAATTACATTAACGCCGTACTTTAGACGTTACGTAATTACTTTCCACACGCCTAAAGATTTCTCAGGCGGACATTCATTCTGGGCTAGAAATGACCTAGATCTAAATGATGGCAGTTTGTACTGTGATTTTTGGCACCCTAAATTGGAACTAGGTAAAGTTGCGAGTGATTTCTCGGTAAACCCAGCAGATACAGCAACTATTTCAGCATTGTCAAGTATTTCGCAAACTGTCGATGCAATCCAAACAACAGTACGTGGAAAGGTTGATAACGACACTTATCAGTCAAAGATGACTCAATTGGATAACCAGATCACTACTAAAGTATCACAAGGTGACATTACAAACGAAAATATTCTGCCATATTCTGGTTATTGGTCAGATTTGACGGGCTGGACACTAATGAGCTGGGGAGCTGCAGATAGAAATTTAAATCTAATTCATCACAACTTCTATCATAATGCGGTTGATGCAACTTTATGTGTTGGGACAGCTATGGCTGACACTGCAGCTGCAGGCTCAACAAAGTTTAACGTCATACCAAATACAACCTACACCATGACTTTCTGGGGTTTTGCTAGTTCTAATGTGAAAGGAACCAATGTATATGTTCTAGGTCGCACCTTTGCATCTGCAAAAGACTATGACTACGTGCACAATGTGCAGACAAATTTGATTATGTCACCAAGTGGGATAAATAAATACACTGCAACATTTACTACCAATTCGGATGAGACGCAGGCGTATGTTCGATTGGATAATCAAGGTTCTACCAATGGTCAAAGCTCTGGCGCATATTTTGCTGAACTTAAAATCGAACGAGGAACTGTATCAACTCCATATACTAGGGTTTCAAGCTCAGAAGTTCAAATAACTTCCGACAATATCAATCTTAAGGTTTCCAAAGATGGTGTTGTAAATGCAGTTAACATCTCGCCTGAAGGAATATCAATATACGGTAACAAACTGCATATTACGGCGGCCACCTACATTGATAATGCAGTCATTAAGGACGCCATGATTGCCAACCTAAATGCTAATAAGTTAACAGCTGGATCAATTAATGCGGCTAATATCAATGTGTATAACATTAATGGCGCAAATATTGTCGCCAATTCGATAACTGCTAACCAGCTTCAAGCCGGGTCTCTATTAATTGCATTAAACTCCACTATGCAAACTATGAGGATTGGCACCGATGGTTTATACACTACTGATAATAAAGGCGACGGGGTTGGCCATATTCATACCAACTCAGTTGTTGGGCATCCAGATGTCTATGGCCTAAACTTTGACCTTGATGCTACTGGGGACTATATGGGTTGGGGAGCTAAGAACCGTGGAGATCCTAATGGAACCTATGCCATCAAACTAGGCTGGTATCGTTCAGATACGGCTAATACCATTGGAAATATTAAAGGATTCGTATTCTCAGACCAAGTAACCTTAAACGGCGGTATTCAAGTTTCCGGAGCATATCAGAATCTAGGCTTCGGTACAAGTACGTTTAATAACAATACCCATTACCCTTACTTTGGGTCAACTGGCATGAAGGCTGGATTAGCCTATGGCTCGACGGATACCTATCTGATTTCAGATGGTAAGTATGCTGATATGACTAAGGTTATATTTGCTTTACAAGGTATCGGTGATGCTTATATTCCCGTTAAGCTTAGTGACGGAAAGATAACTAGTTATGTTAAAGTCAATTTCCAACATTAGACAAAAATAAGAAGGAGCAATAATGATGAAAAACACTATTGAATTTAAAAATTCTGAACTTACAGGGCTGGCAAACGTTTTAGGAGGATTCAAGCTAAAAGGAAAAGCAAGCCTAGGTCGTACCGTACTGATTCGTAAATTCGCTAAGAAGCAGGAAGAAGTCAACGACGATCGGATTGAAATTCAGAAAAAGTACTTTGAGACTGATGAAGACGGCTCATTGCGTGTTTTCAAAGACAGTGAAGGCAAGTTGATTCCTAAGTCAGAATTGGCGGATAAAGAAAATCCTAAGAAGTTGGGAATAAAAGCGGCTAAAGAGCTGGACGACGAAATCAAAGACCTGAACAACGAAGTTTCTATTATCGACTTTAGTGAATACTCGCCTCGTTTTAAGGCGCTTAAGGCTGCTTTAGAAGACTACCCATATGAGCTTGAGAGTGATTCAGCAATTGCATACGAACGAGTTTATGACCAACTAGAACAGGCATTCAGCAAAGGAGAAAAATAATATGAACTTAATTAATCGTAGTATCCAATACGCTTTATCAGCTGAAACTGGTAACACAGATAGTGTCGTTGTTGGGGTTTACGGAAAATCTGATAATCTCGAAATTAACGGTACCTTAACAATCGTCGCAGATGACTTAGATGAAGGAACTACTTTTGACGACCTTTCTAAGAAGCAACTATTTGCGTTAGCCACTAAGAAGCTGCCTACCTTATTGCCAACTTTGGCGTACACTAACTACCAATTCTTTGTTCAGAATGACACGCCGGTTCGATTAACCGCGTACTCAGACTTAAGCAATAATGGCAGTTATATTTCATTAAGCTCAACTCTCGACCAGTCTGACTTCACAGATAAAGCTATCGAATCTGTCGGTTACGAAGATGTAAAATCTGCAGTCAAAACTATTCTTAGTCAAGAATTCCCGACATCATAATTATTTTATAGAGAGGATGTTGGAAGTTGATGGGAATTAGACGAAATTATTCAATATTGATGACGGGCGTTGAAATCATTATGATTGGCGCTTTTTTTGTTGCCAATACATTCCGGTTTGACCGGCCTGATTTATTAAATAACCTTGCTAGCCACATTGACGACCCGCCATTTGCAACCATCAATATTATCATCGGAACGGTCATTGTCATGGTAGCCATCTTTGATATTCGACCGTTGATAAAGTGGTGCTACGCGGTGGCGGCTTTTATTTGGACGATTTATGGTTTGGCTTTTATGTTGCAGAACATTGAAGTTATGGGGCAACCATTTGGCCGGTTAGACTGCTGGTTGATGTTTGCCATTGCTGGCCGTGTCATTCTTGAATCATGGGCGGGTGATGACTAGTGAACTGGACGGTGATTATTCAATCGGTACTAACGTTTGCTGGTGGCTTTGCAGCTGCTTACTGGTCATTTAAAGGCAGTGTTAAGAAAGCTAGCTTTAGTAATGAAGGAATTTATGCAGATAAGACCAGTGACTTGTTTGAGCGAATCGACAAGCTTACAAACGAGCGTGACGATCTGAAAGAACAAGTTATGAAGCTTCAAGGTGAGGTCAAAGATTTGACCAAAGCAGTCAAAGAGATGAAGCAAGAAATGAAGGAGCGTGATATATAATGATGGAATTTATTCAATTATTAAATGGTGGTACCATTGCCATGATTGCAATTGCTACTTTTGTAATTGTTTGGGGAGTTAAACAAACGCCATTAAAGAATGTGTATTTGCCAATGATTGCGTTAGGAATTGGTGCGGTGATTGGTATTGCATTTGGTTGGTTGAATGGTGATATTAAACCAGTCGTTGGGTTAGTTGATGGATTAGTTGCCGGAGCCGTCAGTGTTGGCGGCAACGAGGTGTTCAAATCAATTACACATGCGCTAGATGGAGGTACGAAATAATGAGCTTAAATGGATTTGATGTAGCCAGTTATCAGGCTGGTATGAATGTAGGTGAAGTTACAGGCGACTTTGTGTTGGTGAAAGCAACAGAGGGTATTGATTATACTAATCCAGAATTTAATGGACACGCAAAGCAGACTTTGTCAGCAGGCAAGAAGCTAGGCGTGTACCACTTTATTCGAAACGACTCGGATATTAAGCAGCAGGCTGATTACTTCTTAACGGTTGTTAAGCCATATATTGGTAAAGCAATGCTGGTTCTTGATTTTGAAAACACGACAGGTTCAACCATTCAGAACCAAGCAGGTGTCGACTTAGCTAAGCAATGGCTTGATTACGTTTATCAAAAAAACGGTGTTCGTGCAGTGCTATACACGGGACTTAGTTGTGAAAATGCTTTAGATTGGTCATCCGTGGTCAAGGCTAACTATGGGTTATGGATCGCTCAGTATAACAATTATGACGCGGTGATTGGATATCAACCACGAGACTTATATGGTAGCTTGAAGAACTGGAAGACAGCGGTAATGTTCCAATATACTAGCACTGGACGGTTACCGGGCTGGAATGGCAATCTTGACTTTGATGTGTTTTACGGTGATAAGGCCGCATGGGATAAGTACGCTAAGGCTACTAAGATGAATACAAACAACGTAACTAGCCAACCGGTTGTTCAAAAGACCACGACCAAAGATGGCGTGTGGACAATCACTAATGAGACTGGTACGTTTAGACCAAACCAACAGCTCAGCATTTTCAAATATCCTGGCCTAGAATCAACTGGTAAGTATTACTACAAAGGTGAATCTGTTAAGTATTTTGGCTATGTAAGTAATCCGCAGGCTGGTTATGTCTATATAGCTTATCGATACAACAGCAAGCTAATTTATTATGTTGCTTGTCGAGAAATTGCCACCGGTCGGGCACTGGGCACATTCGAATAA